ACATCAAGCAACCATCTCTAGCGACTCTAGATATGGGATATTATCTAAAACTGGAGCAGATGCGAAGAAGATGTTTACAGATAAGGTGGTACCAATATCAGTTAACTACCCATTTTTCTTCAAACCCATACAAGACGGTATGGACAGGCCCAAGACAGAACTTGCCTACAGAGTCCCTGCCTCGAAACTTACCAGAAAAAAATTGGACGAGAATACCAAAGTTGAAGAGATACAAGGATTGGACACAACAATCGACTGGAAGAATACCGGGGACAACTCGTATGATGGGGAGAAATTACAACTCCTTGCCCACGATGAATCGGGGAAATGGGAGAGGCCTGACAACATCCTTAACAACTGGAGGGTCACGAAAACAACATTAAGATTAGGTAGTAGAATAGTAGGAAAATGTATGATGGGATCTACCTCTAATGCATTAGATAAAGGAGGAAATAATTTTAAAAAATTATATGATGCATCAGATGTTACAAAAAGAAACCGCAACGGACAGACTAATTCAGGATTATATAGTTTGTTCATACCTATGGAATGGAACTACGAAGGGTACCTTAATACTTATGGAATACCTGTATTCGAAACTCCAAAAAAAGCCGTCGCTGGGATTGATGGATCACAAATTGAAATCGGAGTTATTTCCCATTGGGAGAATGAAGTCGAAGGATTAAAGAATGATCAAGATAGTTTAAATGAATTTTATCGTCAATTTCCTAGAACTGAAAAACACGCTTTTAGAGATGAAACTAAAGAATCTTTATTTAATTTAACAAAAATTTACGAACAAATTGATTATAATGAGGATTTAAGAAATACAAATGTTATTACTCAAGGTAATTTTCAATGGGAAGATGGGATTAAAGATACTAGAGTATTGTTTGTACCTAATAATAATGGAAGATTCTTTATCTCTTGGGTTCCTCCAATTAATTTACAAAATAGATATTTAGTTAAAAATGGTATTAAATACCCCGCAAATTCAGATTGTGGATCATTTGGATGTGATCCATATGATATTTCAGGAACAGTAGATGGTAGAGGTTCAAAAGGTTCTTTACATGGTTTAACTAAATTCACAATGGAGGATGTTCCTCCTAATACATTTTTTTTAGAATATATAGCACGACCACAGACTGCTGAAATATTTTTTGAAGAAGTATTGATGGCTTTAGTTTTTTATGGTATGCCTATACTAGCAGAAAATAATAAACCTAGATTATTATATTATCTTAAACGAAGAGGATACAGAGGATATTCGATGAATAGACCTGATAAAATTTATAATAAATTATCTGTAACAGAAAGAGAAATAGGTGGAATACCTAATTCAAGTGAAGATATAAAACAAGCGCATGCCGCGGCTATTGAGGATTATATAGAAAATTTTATAGGTTACAATGGTGATAATTATGGAGATATGTATTTTCAAAAAACATTAGAAGATTGGGCTAAATTTAATATTAATAATAGAACATTACATGATGCCTCAATAAGTTCTGGTTTAGCTATTATGGCTTGTAATAAAAATAGATATAAACCAATTGCAGATAGAAAAATAACAACAGTACCTTTAGGTTTTAAAAAATATGATAACAAAGGGGTTAATTCAAAAATACTAAATTAGATGGTTAAGATTAACTATAACAGTTCTTTCCCTGATCAGGTGGTACCTGAAGAAGAGAAAAAATCTAGAGAGTACGGATTACAGGTGGCACAAGCTATTGAGCATGAATGGTTTAGAAATTCTAGTGGACAAAATCGTTTTATAAGTAATTTTCAAAACTTCAATCGATTAAGATTATATGCTAGAGGAGAACAACCTGTTCAAAAATATAAAGATGAACTTGCTGTTAATGGGGATTTATCTTATCTTAATTTAGATTGGAAACCAGTTCCTATATTATCTAAATTTGTAGATATAGTTGTTAATGGAATGACTGAAAAAGGATATGATATTAAATCTTTTGCTCAAGATCCTTTTGCAATAAAAAATAAAACAGAGTTTGCGCAAAATGCTATAAGAGACATAGAAAATAAAGAAATGATAAAGGGTTTACAAGCACAATTAGGCCCTAATGCTAATTTATTTGCTTCAGCAAGTCCAGATGATTTACCTGGAACAACAGAAGAATTAGACTTATATTTACAATTAAACTTTAAACAAAGTGTTGAAATAGCCGAAGAAGAAGTTATTAATAATATTTTAGATTATAATAAATATGAACAAACAAAAAAACAGTTATCATATGATTTAACTGTTTTAGGTATTGGATGTGTAAAAACAAATTTTAACTTATCTGAAGGAGTTACTATAGATTACGTAAATCCCGCAAATATTGTTTATTCATATACAGATGATCCAAATTTTGAGGATATATATTATGTTGGTGAAGTTAAAAATATGTCTTTATCAGAATTAAAAAGACAATTTCCTGAACTTACAGATGCTGAATTAGAAAAAATACAAAAATATCCAGGAAAAAATTCTTATGTGGATAACACATGGTGGGGTCAAGAAACTAAAGATCAAGTTCAAGTTTTATTTTTTGAATATAAAACTTACCAAGATCAAGTATTTAAAATAAAACAAACTGAACAAGGTTTAGAAAAAACATTAGAAAAACCTGATACTTTTAATCCTCCACCAAATGATAATTTTGAAAGAATATCAAGATCAATTGAAGTTTTATATTGTGGCGCTAAAGTTTTAGGTTTAGGTAATAATTTACTTAAATGGGAATTAAGTGAAAATATGACTAGACCATATGGTGATACTACTAAAGTTAATATGAATTATGTTATTAGCGCACCTAGAATGTATCAAGGAAGAATTAATTCAATTGTAAGTAAAACTATTGGTTTTGCTGATATGATTCAATTAACACATTTAAAATTACAACAAGTTTTGTCTAGAATGGTACCTGATGGGGTATATTTAGATGTAGATGGATTAGCAGAAGTAGATTTAGGTAATGGTACAAATTATAATCCTTCTGAAGCTTTAAATATGTATTTTCAAACTGGTAGTATAGTAGGTAGATCTTTAACTCAAGATGGGGAAATAAATCGTGGTAAAGTACCAGTACAAGAATTACAAACCTCTAATGGAATGGCTAAAATTCAGTCAATGATTCAAACATATAATTATTATTTACAAATGATTCGTGATGTTACTGGATTAAATGAGGCTAGAGATGGTAGCACACCAGCAAAAGATTCATTAGTAGGGTTACAGAAATTAGCTGCTGCCAACTCCAATACAGCAACAAGGCATGTATTACAATCTCTTATGTATTTAACAGTAAGAATTTGTGAAAATATTAGTCTAAGAGTTGGTGATATGTTACAATTCCCAACAACAAAACAATCTTTAATAAGTAGTATTAATGGGTTTAATATTTCTACATTAGAAGAAATAGAAAAACTTTCTTTACATGATTTTGGTATATTTTTAGAATTAGAACCAGATGAAGAAGAACAAGCTAATTTAGAACAAAATATACAAATAGCTTTACAAGCAGGTAATATTGGATTAGAAGATGCAATAGATATAAGAGAAGTAAGGAATATTAAGCTTGCTAATCAAATGCTTAAATTTAGACAAAAAGAAAAACAAGAAAAAGAAAGAGCTCAACAATTAGAGAATATACAAGCACAGGCTCAAGCTAATGCTGAATCTGCAGAAAAAGCTGCTATGGCGGAAGTTCAAAAAAATCAAGCACTTGCAGACACTGAAGTTAAAATTGAACAAGCTAAATCTCAATTTGAAATTCAAAGAATGGAACAAGAAGCTTTAATTAAAAAACAATTAATGGCTGAAGAATTTAGATATAATATGCAGTTAACGCAAATGCAATCTCAAGCTCAGCAACAAAAAGAAGCATCTATAGAAGATCGTAAAGATAAAAGAATACGTATACAAGGTACACAAGAAAGTGAACTTATAAATCAAAGACAAAATGATTTATTACCAAAAGATTTTGAATCATCAGGTAATGATACATTAGGTGGTTTTGGATTAGAACAATTTAATCCAAGATAAAAATTTATTATTAATTTTATATTATTATATTATGTCAAAAAAAGAAGAAAACGCAACAATAAAAGAAAAAGTATTAGAAACTGTAGAAGAGGCTAAAGAAACAGTTGAATCTACAAAAGAAAAACCTCCTCAAGAAGAGGGTAGTTTTAAAATTAAAAAAGTTACTAAACCTAAACAATTAGGTGATGAAAAATTAGTACCTGATTTAATAAAAGTAGATTTAAGTAAACCTAAAAAAGAAGAAAAAGATGCCGTTCCTACACCAAAGACAAATGTGGGCGATGCTCCTATCGAAGAACAAAAAGACAGTGGAGACAGCGAAGAAGTGGTTAAAGAAATACGGGAGACCGACGAAGAAGTAGAATCTGATTCCCCAATACAAGAAATTACTAATGAAGAAGATAATACTAACGAGACAGGAGTGGATAGAAGCTCTGAAACTACCACTACCTCACAGAAACAAGAAGAAATACAACAGGAAGGAGAAACACAAAAACTTCCTGAAAATATAGAAAATTTAGTAAAATTCATGGAAGAGACGGGAGGAACCGTTGAAGATTATGCCCGTTTAAATGCTGATTATAGCAATGTAAGCGATGAAGCATTACTTCATGAATATTACAAACAATCTAAGCCTCATTTGAATGCGGAAGAAAGAAACTTTATTATTGAAGATTCTTTTAAGTATGATGAAGAGGTGGATGAAGAGCGAGATATAAAAAAGAAAAAACTTGCTCACAAAGAAGAGATAGTTAAAGCTCAAATGTTTTTAGATGGACTTAAGAAAGATTATTATGCGGAAATCAAGTTGAGACCCGGAGTAACTCAAGAACAACAAAAAGCAACAGACTTTTTCAATCGCTATAACGAAAATCAAGTAGCTAGTAAAGCTAGGCATGAAAGATTTGTATCTAATACTAAAAACCTTCTTAACGAAGACTTCAAAGGTTTTGATTTTAAATTAGGAGATAAAAAATTTAGATATGGAGTAAAAGATCCTTCATCTGTGGCAGAAGCTCAAGGAGATATTTCTAACTTTATTAAGAAGTTCTTAAACGATAAAGGAGAAGTAGAAGACACTAGAGGCTACCATAAAGCTTTATTTGCAGCACGAAATGTTGATACTATTGCTAATCATTTTTATGAGCAAGGTAAAACCGATGCTATTAAGGATCAATTAGCAAAATCTAAAAATATTAATACTGAACCTCGTAAAACAGCTTCAGGAGAGATATTTGTAGGTGGATTAAAAGTAAAAGCAATTAGTGGGTTTGATTCTTCAAAATTGAAAATAAAAAAGAAAACGTTTAATTAAAAATAAATAAAAATTATGGGTGTATTAACTCCACAATTTGGTTCAATAGTTCCTGCTCCTAATCAGCAGCTATTAGCCAGTAATTACCTATCTTTTACAGATGGTAATAATGATTTTGCTCAGCAATATCTACCAGAAATATATGAACAAGAAGTAGAGAGATATGGAAATAGAACTCTATCAGGTTTTTTACGTATGGTAGGCGCTGAGATGCCTCTGACTTCAGATCAAGTTGTTTGGTCAGAGCAAAATAGGTTACATATTGCATATGACGGATGTGTTAACGATCAAGCAAATCCTTCTATTATTACGGTTCCAGCTGCAACAGCTCCAGGGGTTACAAGAAATGTAATTTCTCCGGGTCAAACTATAGTTGTTTTAGATAGCACTGGAAACGAAGCTAAATGTGTTGTAACAGCGTCAAACACCGGTACAGGTGCAGTAACTGTTGCTCCATATTTAACTAC